GCATCCTTAGCAGTGACAGTGACCTGATAGGCCAGTCGCGTGACTGCATCGGCACTGCTGGAGTTCGTCCATTGCAGCGTCACGTCCACATCGTCGGCACCATCCACATTGCAGGCTTGAACCTGCAAGATGTGACGCACCTTGCCAGCGGGCACGGCGAAAAGGTCAGCGGCAACGGTTGTCAGCGCTGCGCCGATCACGTCAGGGGTTGGGGTGGTCATCGATTAAACTCCAGTCCAGAGGGAATGCAGGCTCAGTTCGGCTGCAACTGCATCGGGGGATGTAAGGCCCACCCAGTTCACCTTGTCGGCGCTTGGATCAGTGGCCACATCGCTATGCGTGGTTTTGGCCCGGTAGGTCTGGAAATCGACATTCGACCAGACCTTAGCGCCAGCCTCGTAGGCCGCGCTTGGAACGTGAGCCGAAGCCCCCGCCGAGACCTCGGCAGTGTTCGCCGCAGCCTGGGCGGCCTGCTTGGCGGTATCAGCAGCTTGGGCAGCGCTGGTGACTTCCGCCACCTTTGCGCTGATCCAGGCAACCACCGCAGTTATTTCCCCCGCGAATGTCACCAGCCACGCAAGGAAGGCGTCCATGCGCTCAGAGAAGAGCCCCTCACGGCGGTTTGGCGCGACAGGGGGCGGTGTAATATTCGGATCTGCCATCAGGTCATTCCCTCCACTTTCAGTCTCAATTCAGATTCGATTGGGTCGCCGGTATCGATCGACCAGTCAGACAATTTGCCGTAGACAGTGACGCCGATTTGGTCGCTGTCTTCACCGCCAAAAACCACAACCGGCTTTGCCCGGTTCTCCTCCAGGATAATGGCGATGCGCCGCCCCTGTTCAGTCGGCACTCTCGCCCGGTAATCGACCACCTTTGCGAAAGGGCGTTCAACAATGGTCATATTGCCCCACTGATCCCGCTCTGCCGTTGAATAGTCCTCAATGCCAAAAGACGTGCCAAACAAGGCCTCGCCCATATCGTACTCACGCCCCAGAACGATCTGACCAATTTTTGGCACCGCGTCTGGTGAGGTCAGCGAGATCTCATAAGTCGCCTGCGCATAGGGTGGGATCTCATTGAACACCGCTTCACTGCGTACCCGATGCGGCTCAAAGCAATAGGTGAAGGCGTCAATGATAAAGCTGGTATCAACCAAGGAAATCGTCTCGGCATAGACCACCCCGTCATTTGGATCTGTCACCGTCAAAGTGATCTCTGTCCCTGCGAGGCCAAAACAGCTCACAGCGCTAACCGGCTGCTGCAAGTTGTTCAGACGATACACCATCGCCACGCCCGCCTGGCCCTCGGCCTGGTCCGTAATGAACCTATCAAAGGGACGCCACCGATTGGTGGCCCCAAGAACAATCCAATGCGCCCGCGTTACGTCACCCGCTGGATCAACCCCTGCGCCTGCCTGAATGCACTCATAGCGCAAGTGATCGTGCATCACCTGATCGTTAATCTGATAGCCGGTGCCAATGTCCCAGGCGGGATGGTCATCCTCTGAAAGACTGGAATACGAAAGGTTCACCTCCCCGATCGGGAAGGCAACCGCAAGCCTCAGTGTCATGTGATTTATACCTCTTGCCGGGTTGGTGGCTGGCCCAGGATCTCACGTCCGCGCTCCAGCTTGGCGAGATCCGCAGTATGTTTTGCGACCTCAGAAAGAACCTTTCTGGTGCTGGCATCCATTGCAGAAACAGCCCCCAAAACCTCCTGCAGCACTGCCACAACACCGCGATTGTCCAGCATTGCCTTACTGTCAGAATTGCTAATCACGCGGGATGGTCCGGTGTTTTCCAACTCCCAACCCCTTTCCCCAACAACGCGCCACCCGCCCAGGTGTTCGCCACCCGAAGCGAAACCAGGAACAGCGCTCGCGTTGCGTAGGTTTTCCAGCAGGCGCTCCTGATAATCGAGCGCCCGCTGACGGTTTGCGTTGACTGCTGCGATTTGAGCCTGAAGTCCATCCGGACCATCAAAAGCCGCTCTGAAAGCATCATAGTTCGAACCAGAGCCATGCAATCTTGATGATGCGTCATACCTGATAGTTCCATCAGCGCGCTGCCGCAGAATGGCGTCCCCACCACCAAGAGTTAGAGAGACCCCAGTGCTGGCCTGAAGCTCCTCAATTTTTGAGATCAGTCCCGCCGCTTTAGCATCGCTATTTGCACCCCAATTATTATTGAACTTCTCAACCTTCGCCTGCAGCTCGGACACCCGTGCCGCCGCCTGTGCTGCCGCTTCTGCCCTTGCTCGATCGGCTGAGATTTCCGCCTGCAAAGAGACAAGCGAACCGCTCAAAGATTGCAGCCCAGAAGTCATGCTTTCGATATGCCCCGACAGAGTATCGATCGGCGTTCCAACTGCATCCTGCATGCTGGCCGCAAAGGTGCCGCGCGGGTCAAATTCAAACGACCCTCCCAACATCAGCCGCCCCCTGGTCACCCCAGAAATTGCTTCAAAGAAACCACGCTGCTCATCGTTAAGGCCTGACAGATCAACTCGCCCATCCATGACCCGCTCAAACCGCGTATTGATCCCCCGCAGGGCAATCAGATCATCCTCTGACAGATCACCCTGCGCACTGATTTCAACAACGCGCTCTGCATTGGTCACCGCTTCAGCCAGCAATTCGCGCTGGCGATCGGTCAACTGATCACCGAAATGAGCCTCAATTGCCAAGGCCCGCGTTCCGTTAGTCAGAGACTGCAGCAAAAGCTCTTGCGTGACCTCTGGCAAATCGGAATTCACCGTTGCATCCATGCCCACCAGTAGCCCCCGCTGAGAGGCCAGCAGCTCGCGAATTTCACGAGGTCCAAGATCACCGGAAACCGAAAGATCCAAAGAGGCAGAATAGCTACTCGCGCCACCAGCAACAATTGCGCGAACTTCATCCGAGACCCCAGCGTCCAGAGAAGCCCCCAAGGCATCCCCCAAGGCATCGATCCCGGCCATAGCCTGGCGCATAGACCTGTCATTCAGATCAGACCCCAGCACCAGATTAACCGATCGGGTCAGATCGCCATTCTCAGCCAGAACCACCGACAACAGATCAGGATCAAGCCCCGCCGCCGCTGCCAGCTCGACATTGCGCACCAGGTCGGAGCTGGCCCCAATCGCCATTTCAAGAACACGATCGGGCACCCCGTCCAAATCCGTCAACAGCGTGATTGTGCGCGTATGCTGGCTTGTGGTTTGCAGCGCCAACCAACGCATTTCAGGGGTCAGCCCATCAGTGCTGAGAACGAATTCAATTGCCGCTTGCAGCGCATCCCGACTGCCTTCGATCAGCTCCTGAAGCTCAGGCGATAGGCTGGAAAGGTCTAGATCATCCACAGATAGGGTGATGCCATTGCGCAGAAAATCTAGGCTCAAATCTGACCCTTCGATTGCTCCCTGAAGCGCAAGCAACCGAGATTCAAAGGCAGCGATTACTGTCTCATCAATCGTTTCTGCGTTCTGCAGGTAGCTGGCCAGCTCTTCCAAAACGGCCAACTGATCACGGGCCAAACTCTCCAGCACTGTATCTGCCGCGCCCTCAACATCCGTGAAGCCAGCCAGCCTGTCAGCCTCTGCACCAACTTGCGCAGCGATCCTCTGGGCATCCACCAAAGATCCCGCCTGCGAGGTCGCCAGCGATAGATATCGATTAGCGACACCGCCGAAGGCTTTGGCTGCATCAACATCCCCCTCGCGAGCCGCCGCGCTCAATCGGTTCATTTCGGCCCGCGCCGCAGCCATCTGGGCACCAGCCCCCTGCAAGGAGGTCGTGCCATAGGCCAGATCTTTTTGCAGATTCCGCAAACTCACACCCGCGCGAAACCAATCTTGCGCCGCCCGCGCCGCGTCAGAGGCCGTGTCGCGCGCTTGCGTCATCAGGCTGGCCACCTCGCCATTGACCCCGGCCACGCTCGCTGTCACCGCTGCACTCAGGCCCTGCACTGCAGGCAGTGCCTCATTCATCGCCCCGCTCATCTGGATCAATTCCGCATAGAGCGAGCGGCCCGCCTCAGAGCTGAGATCGATCGCCTCAACCATAGCGCGGAACCCTTCGCGGCTCTGCGGCATCACAAGATTTAGCTCTGCAAACCGCTCTGACAGACCGCGCAGCGTGGCCTCTTGCCGTTCCGCATCAGTGAAAAATGCGCCCCAATAGGCTAGCACCGAGGTATTGAAGGCCTGAACTCCGCCAAACTGATCAACCAAGTGCGAGGCCGCATCGCCGCCCAGGATCGACGCCTCAAAGGCAGAGCGGCCCAGAAGGTCAAAAGCCTCATTCGTGGTCTCCAGCCCAGTTGCAAGCCGGGTCAATGTATCCGATGCAGTTTCCCCGGCGCGGGCAACATCCTGCTCGCCCAGGATCAGCTCCGCCATTGCGGCAGATGTTTGCTCCAACTGCTCAGCAAGAGCCGCCTGGATATCCTCCTGGCTTTTGCCATTGGTCCAGAGGGTGAAGCCTGCGCCTTCGAATTTGTCGATGGCATCAGAATTGAGATCCAGCACATTGGCCATATCATGCAGGCCAGCAGTGATGCCCGCCATGCTTTGATCAAGAGCCAGCTCAAACTCAGCTTCCAGCGGCTTGTAATTGGTCCTATTGGACCGCAGAAAACCACCTTTGTAGAAATCAATCTGTGAGCCATTGAATCCATCAGCATCAAAGTTGCCCCGAATACCGGAACCGGCATATTTACGGCTCAGACCTTTGGCCAGCAGAGCAATGCCACCCAGGACGATGCCGACAGCAGGCAGGGCTGCCCCGATGGCACCCAGGCCACTGGAAGCCCCAGAGACCAGCCCACCGAGGTTGGCAAAGCTGGACCCCAGTCCGCCACCGGAAAACACCCCAGCCAAACCAGATCCAATGCCAGAAGCTATCCCGCCGCCGCCCGCCAGGTTCAGTGCAGAGCCAATCAACCCGAGGCCGCCCCCACCGCCACCACCAGACAATGACAGGCCTGCAGATCCGCCACCACCAAGCAATTGATCAAGCCCAAGCGTTTCCGTAACCGAAGCCACCACCGGCAGCACAATCTTGGTATGGGCAAACTGGTAGGCAATATCGCGCAACATGCCCTGGATCGTATCCGACAGGCTGCCACCCTCAAACGCCGTGCGCGTGATCTGCTCAGACCAGCGCTCCTGCTGATCCCTAACCCGCTCCATTGCGGCATCAACCCGGTCTAGCTCGATGATCTCATTTGCCAGACCTTCAATCTGCGCTTTGCTGAGGCCAAGCCCCTCTTTGCCCAGCTTTTGCTGAACAGAGCGAATTGCCTCCAGCTTTTTCCGCTGATCATCCGTGAGACCAAGCATCGAACGGCGCGCGGCAATCTCCTTCTGCAATTGTGCCAGCGCACTTTTGGCGGCTGCACCCCCAGCGGAACTGACCTTATTCAACGCTGAAAGGCGGCTCCTGTATTCCTCATTCAGAAGTTGCTCCTGCTCATAAAGCTGGACCTGCTGACTAATACTTTCCTGCACGAATGCCCGCTGCCCATCCTGCATCTCAGAAAGTGCTGGGAGACTTGCTTCTAGCTGCGCCCGATACTTGGCGACATTAGCCGTTAACTCACTGCCACCACCCGCAAGGGCCGCAATTCCGGCCTTGATCCCCGCGATATTTGCCTGTGCGCCGGCCAACGCCCCAGGCAGGCCTGACAGGTAGCTTTTCAGAGTTGCCGCTTGCCCTGCAGCCACGCCAAGCCCCTGGGCGAGCTGGCCTGCCGCCACAGTGCCGCGATCGGTTAGGGTGACATTTTCAGCGGTAATCCCGTTCAGCTCATTCAAACGGCGCTGCAGATCTGCAATATTGGCATCGATCTGCTTTCGATTTGCCGCCTCTTCCTCGGTCAGGACATTGCCAGCCTGCACAAGTTTGAGCATTTCGGCCTGTTTCAGAAGCAGCCGCACAACATTGCGCTCCGCAGCCTCATAGCCCGCAGCCATGAGCGCCGGCATTTCCACCAGGTCTTTATCACTGGGCTTTGCCAGCTCATCCAATCCGGCCTTTGCGGCCTGCAGCTCAACCAGCAGATCGCCATAGCCCAGTGCCGCCAAAACCGCTTCGCGCCGCTCCGCTTGAAGCTGCTCGATCACAGCGCGGCGCGCGTCCGCCTCTGCCATTTTGGCTTCAATGGTGGCCAGCGTGACCGGCCCGCCCTTGCGCAGGGCATCGGCCAGCCGCGCAGTCGCGTGGATCTGATCGCCCATCGCAATGGTCACGTTATCCATCGCAATCTCATGCGCTTCAGCAAAGGCCTTAGCATCAGAGTTGCCCCCGGCAAGGGCAGTGCTGGCGACAGCCAGAGCGGTGAAGCCTGCGACCACCAGGCCAACAGGAGACGCCAGTGCAACCATTGCACCGACCAGCGGCGCTGACAGCTTCAGAACCAAGCCCAGCCCAATGGCCACCGGCCCCAGGGTCGCGGTCAGGGCGGCACCTTTGGCGATCAGGGCTTTGGCCCCATCGCTCAAGTTGTTGAACCACTCAGCAGCCCCCGCCGCTTTGTCGCTCAGATCCTCCAGGAATGGTGCCAGCGCCACGGTCAACTGATTGGCGACACCGCGCCCCACAAGCCCCATGCGCGAAATCGCATCATTGGTGCGCTCAATTTGATCAGCATCCACCTCAGAGACCGCCACGCCAAATCGCGTCACATCTTCAGAGGCCACGCGCAGCGCGCTGCTATCGATCCGGGTAAAGATCAAACCGGCGCGACTGCCAAACAACTCAGAGGCCACCGCTGCGCGCTCTGCGACCGGCACATATTGAGCGATCGCACTCTGGATTTTGGCCATCCGCTCATCAAGGGGAAGGCGCTGCAGCTCAGATGCACTCAGGTGCAATTGCTCCAGCGCCTTTACTGCTGGCCCTGCACCACCCGCCGCCTGACTCAGACGCTTGGTGAGCTGGATGGTCGCCTGCTCAACCTCACCGATCGACACGCCAGACAGATCCGCCGCGCGCTGTAGCACCTGCATCGATTGCACAGAGGTGCCCAGCGATTGCGCCATTTTAGCTTGTGCGTCTACAATTTTGAGACTGGACTTGACAGCCACCACAGCAGCACCAGCCATCGGCAAGGTGAGACCAGCCGACAGCCTACGACCCTGCCGAGAAACCGTATCGCCCAGACGCACCATGCGCCGCTCCACGTTGCCCATGGCGGCAATGCCGCGCTTCGCACCGCTCTCAAAGGCGGCAGATTCCAGAGACAACAGCCCGCGCAGGGAGCCGATAATAGCGCTCATATTCTCACCTATTTGGATTGGAAGGATTGGTTTAGAAGGTACTGGTGCAGCCGCGAATGATCGGCCTTTTTCTCACCAGATCCACGCTTCTGTTCAGCCTTTGCTTTGGTGAAGTCCGGCATTTTGTTTGGGCTGTGGTAGGCAAACTTGACCAGTATTCCCAACTCTTGATTAAGCACCCGATGCGCCTTGAACTCTTCGTTTTTGGCTTTGATCTTACCGGATGTAATCAGGTGATATTCCCGCAAGGAAACGTCCCAAAAGTCGTCGTGGTGCAGGTCAAACCCGCACCACGTCTCCAACAGGGCTTGCCAGTTTAGGGGCTTGCGGGGGTCTCTGTCTTTCCCGCACTGGCTTCGCCAGCCTCTTCATCGGTCTCGCCAGCCTCGCCGCTAGCCGGGGCCAGCTCAGGAAAGGCACAGCCAACCGCATCGGACAACAGTGGCATCAGTTCACGATAGCCGCCCGCCGCATCGATCAGCTCATAGGCCGCATCAAGCTCGATGCCTTTGCCATCGTCCAGGCCAGCAGCCAGGACAGAGGCCACCAATGTGACGCCGCCTGCCCCGGTCAAGATCTGCTCCAGCAGCTCATTGAAGGGCTTGCCGCCCTGCTCCGCTTCCAGGCGCACCAGGGCGCGCGTGGACAGTTTCAGTTTCAGGGTTTTCTTTCCCACCTTATGGGTCGCTGAACTGATCATACGATAGCCGTCCCAGCAGTGAAGGTCACAGCGCCGCTGGACTTCAGTTTCAGGGCAAAGACAAAATCGCCATCCACATCCTGCTCGCCGCCATTCGACACCTGGACGATTGCGCTATATTCAAACGCATCACCGGTCGTTTGGGTCGCAGGGTTTACAGGGAACGTGGCACGGAACATGGGCGGCGCTTCATCCGGCAGAGCTTCCATCGCCTTGGCCGCCACAAAAGCCTCAGTCGTGTAGAGGCAATTGATCGTGGTATCTGAAGCATCGATCATGCCACGCCCGTAGCGCTTGCGCCGATCGGTGACATTCAAAGTTGTGCGATCGCGCCAGTCCGCCTCATCTTCGGGAATGACGACATTCTTCGCCTCTGGCACCTCGGCCCAAGTGGTACCTGCATCCAGAGAGTATTCCAGCGTAATTTCGTCCACACCGACTTTCATTCCGGCCATGAGACAATCCTTTCAGTTTGTTTAGAATTCGCCGGTCACCCGGCCAGGGGTCAGGCGCGGTAGCGCACCTGAAAATCCAGCATTTGCAGCCGGATCACATCGCCACCGGACTCAGAAGATCCGTCCCGGCGCGATAGTTCCTTGCAGCGGATCACTGACCCGCCGCGATAATTTGTGATTAAGCGCGAAACCTGCGGCGCAAGCCGGATCAGCCCGCCATCGGTTTCGGCATAAAGATTGACCTGCACCCGTGCGGTCTCATTCTGGGAGCGCCCCTTTAGGGTGTAGCCGGTCAGATTGCTGATCCGCTTCAGGCTGATCCGGGGAAAGCCGACGTCCTTTTTGAAGCTACCCCAAACAACGGGATGGCCGAGGGTTTCCAGCAATATCCGCAGCTCGCTTTCCATGCTCATTTGCCCGCCCTCGCTGCCTTGCGCCGTGCGCGCTCCAAGGTTTTTTCAATCTCTTTCCAGGTCTCGCGCCGCAGGGTCGCCAGCATCAGCTCAGTGCTGGCATCCCAGGCAGGCCGCAGGAAAGGCTGCGCGGGCATTACCCCCACTGCCTTGCCGGTCTTGGCGTGGAAACGTGGCGCGGTGCCAAATTCATAAAGATGTGCATGCGGCGAAGGGCTGCCATCTTCCTGCACCGGCCCGACATACAGCGCCAGCTTGCTGCGCCCCCGGTCACCACGCGCGCCACGGGCTTGCCTCTTGCTCAGCTTGCTGGTCACAGCCACTTTGAACTTGCCACCTGACAGGCCTTCAGCCATTGCCGCCACCGGCTGCAGCGTTTTCTTCATCGCCCGCCGCGTGGCCCCCTTGGCCGTGCCGCGCGCAAGCTCCGCAAGGGCGCGCTCGATATCGCCCCCACCCTCTATTTTGAGTTTCATCGACATATCAGCCCCCAGCCTCGCGGATCTTCCAGGCCGAGAACTCCAGCCCGAGATGCCGACCAACCTCTTTCACGCCAGTGATCTGCCAATCCGCCCCGTCAAAGCGCAGGCGGTTCTGGCCATCAATCTCGGCCAGCGCCCTTGTCCAGCGCGTCACAAATCGCGCCTCTGCCCTTTGCTCAACAGCCGCCGCCCGCAGCCGCTCACCATCAGAAACAGGCGTAAAGCTTGCCCTTGCAGAAGCCACTTCACCCCAGCCCGTAGCCACCACCTCACCAGAATCTGGATCTTTGCCCTCAGTCGCTGCCAGAAAGGTGATTTTACGATCGAGCGCTGGCAGGCCTTGCCGCGTCATAGCGCAAAAGCTCGATAGCGGCGGGTCAAGCGGTCAACCCCACGCTGCACCTGCTCGGGGACACCCAAAGCAGCATCGGCTAGCGGGCAGTCATAATAGAACTTCACCAACTCACGCGCCGCCGCCTTCAGATCTTCCGGCACCTTTTCCAGCGTTTCAAATCCGGCAGTGAACTTGAGCCTCACAGCATCAGGTCGGTTAGCGACAGAAGGCCAGACCGAACCAGAAACCAGCTCCACAGAACGCCCCCGCCCCCGCCCTACCAGGACATAGCTCTCTGCAGGAACAACCATCTCCACACCCTCGGCGTCCAGGTATCCAATCTCATCAATCGACAGGATGCGCACAAATGGGAGCTGCAGAAACTGACCATCAAACGTGGCGGCGTAGCGGCGCCACTGTTGCGCAACCAACGGGAAACCCAAGCCCCCAAAACCGTCCTGATCCACATCAAGCGCAGCCGATGCAGAGGCAATTGCTCGGGAAACCTCAGCATCCAATTCAGGATCGTCACCTTCGGGCGAAATGATCCGCAATTTATCCTTGGCATCCGCCAAGGTGATCAGATCAACCGCCTCACCTGTAAGCCTCTCAAGCCACATCGCCTGCGCTCCTGCTAGTCTTTGGATTTTGGCTTGTCAGCCGCATCAGGATCTGCGGTCGCCGCAGTCTGGCTGGCATTCTGAGGCGGCTCGCTTGCCTTTTTTTCCGGCGCTGAGGACTGGCTCGCACCGTTGGCGCCGGTTTCGGTCTGGGCTTTTTGGCCGCCTTCACCCGCAGCATCATCTTGATCCGCAGGCTTCAGAACACCTTTCGCCACCAGGTGGGACACCGCCGCAGCCTTGGCCGATCGCACATCACCGGGGAGATACGGCTTATCGCCCAGATGCGGGCGCAACACTTTATAATCCATGAGAAATCACTCCAGATGTCAGGACAGGAAGGCGGCTGACCCGCCTCCCCGATTAGTTAGAGAGCGGGTCAGTCAGCCTGGCGGCCAAAATCGCCATAGATGAAGGATTCATCCCGGTAGACAGCCAGCGCCAGGCGCTCTTCAGCCAGGACGGTCACCTTGTTCCGGGTGAAGTCATCATTCTGGAAACCCGTCTCGATGCGCGAAGTCCACTGATCAAAGATCTGCGCGCCCATATCAAAGGCACCAACCAGCACTTTATCCAGCGCCATCGCGGGCGTTGCGACCACCGGCAGACCCCAGAGCGTGGGCGACAGGGTGCCCTGCGGGTTACCGATGATATAGCGCCCTTCACCATCTTTCAGGGTTTCGATCCAGGCCCAATCCGCCGGGTGCATGACAATGCCTGTTGCAGGATATTCAGCCAGCACCGCTTGCAGGGCCATGTAACGCACCTGGTCGATCGATGTTCCCGCAGGGAACCCAGCAGGCTGCGCAAAGGCCGTGGCTTGCGGAATGATGCCATGCAGGTTTTCGCCAGTGCCATCACCAAACAAGAGCTGCTGCTCTTCTTTGAAAGACAGGCCATAGAGGAGGCGGTTATCGATGATTGAGCGGATCTGTGACACATCAGAAAGGGTCTGTTTCGAGGCCCGGATCCAGTGCGCAATGACCTTTGTGCGGGTCTGGATTTCTTCAATTTCGAAATCCGACTGTGGCTTTAGCCCACCCTCGGCAACCACATCCGCATTGTTGGTGAACCCGGTTTCGCGATCATAGTCGATGATGGGCTGGTCCGTCTGCCCCGGCATCAGCAGGCCACGCACAGTCATCCGGCGCTGCGGCAGTGGTGCAATGCCAGGCAGGTGATTGGAGTGCACAGCCGCCCCCATACCACCAGCACCGCCCGTGGTGGTGGTCAGATCCGCCTTGACCATCAGCTCTGCGCTGTCGCTCTTGCGTGGGTTGTCCTTGAAGCGCAGGAACTCGTCGCTCTCGGTAAACTGGCTGCCAACCGATTTGACCTCAGCCCCGGCACCACCACCAGAACGATCGAGCTTTTGCTCCAGCTCTTCCAGGCTACCCTTGAGACCGCCCAGCTCATTCAGGGCCTCATCGGCCTTTTCCTTCATCGACTGGCTCAGAGCTTCACCCGCCTTGGCCTTGCCCAGGGCATCTTCTGCGATCTCTTTCACCGCATCGAACTTGGTTTCAAATGCAGTTTTCATTTCCACTGCAAGCTCTGCAGCGGATTTGGTTTCTCCCGACATGGGGAACCTCCTCTAAATTGTGGGATGTGGTTTTGGGTTAGGAACCCATAAGGGCGGTGAGAAACGCCCTCGCTTCATTCTCCGCTGTAGCAGGATCCCCCTGCCCTTTCAGATGGATGCGCGCGGAACGCTCCGCCTGTGAATTCGAGAGGCCAAGACCCTTGGCAACATTCTCAAATTCCCGCTCTGTCAGCCGGTCCCCGGCCTTGAGCTTTTCAATAATCTCTGATGGCACGTCGCCCTTGGTGGCCACGCGCGCTGTCGGCAGCATCGGGAAGGTCACCAATGACACTTCCCAAAGATCGACCTCTTTCAGCACCCGGTTGCCACCATCATCTTTTTGGGAGTTGACAGTTCGGTAGCCGATCGACAGCCCGTCGATCGAACCTGCCTTGATCAGGGCAAGCGCCTCGCGCCCTTTCTCGACTTCGGTCAAGATCCGACCCTTAACCCAAAGCCCGCGATCATCTTCGCGCAACTCTTCCCAGATCCCGATCGGGTGAGACGGGTCATGCTGCCATAGCATTTTCACTTTGCGGTCCTGTGCTGCCAGCTTGGCGAGACTTGCCCCATAGGCACCCTGGGCGACGATATCGCCGCCCTGATCGACCTCGCCAAACAGGCTTGCATAGCCTTCGATCGCGCCATCTTCTGCTGCAGCCTTTAGGTCAAAGGCCATATCTTTTGTCTCGATCGACATCAGGTCTCTCCTGCATTTGTAATCGGGATGTCTTTGGTAATTGGTATGTTCTGCATCTGCATCCGCACGACATCACCACCAGGAACCGGCGGTTTGCCCTCCAGCTTGCGGATCTCATTGATGGTCAGGCCACCAATCTGAGCCATAGTCTGATAGAAACTTGCCCGGCTCGCACTGTCGCCCCGCAGCAGCCCCTCCATATTGATCCGCACCGAAATCCCAGCCGCTTTGTCAGCTGGGGTCAGGAGCTGCTTGCGCACCGCCTGCTCGATCCGCTTCACCCGGCGGCGCAGATAGAATTTGGTGAACATCAGAACTTGCTGGTCCACACTGGTTGGCCAGGCGGTCGAGGCCCCCGCATGCCCGATCAAGGCAGGCGGCACCTGAAAGAACCGGCAGATCTCCTCGACAGAGAACTGCCGGGTTTCCAGCATCTGCGCATCTTCTGGCGAGATGGTGATATGATCATACTCCAGACCGCCCTCTGCGATGAAGGGTTTGCCTGAGTTCACTGCCCCTTGGTATTTCTCAACGATGGCTTCCGCAGCGGCGCGCTCTTCCGGGTTAAGCCATTCCTTGAATTTAATCAGACCCGAGGGACGCAACCCGTTTTTGAACACGCTTGACGCCGCACGTTCCGCCGCCAGGGCCGAGGAAAAGGTCTGCAACCCAAAGCGCAGGGTGGACATACCACCCAAGGGATTGCCGCCTGGACCACGAACATGGAACACATCACGATCGAGCTTTACATAAGACGTGCCGTTGTCGCTCCACCGATATTCAATGCGACCATTCTCAAGACGCCGGACTGCCATAGCCTCTGGATGCACCGGATAGAGCGCAGTCACCTTCCCGTCCTTACGCACCACAGAAGCGTAGGCATTGCCCCACAGCTCAAGCGACAGGTTCATGAAGTCCCAGAAATCCAGCGCCGTCTGGTCAAAATTTGGGCTTTCATAGATCACCCGGTGCAGCGGATGGGCGCTGGCCACCTCGGCAATCCCGCCCTCAGTTTGCCGGATCGCCTCAAAGGGTAGCGATGACAGGGTGCCGCTGATCAGATTAGCGCAACCCCAAACCGCCGAAAGTCCAAGGCTCGATTGCGCACTGACCAACTCACCGGCGTTGCCCGCCGCGCCACCCTGTCCCCGGCCATCAGTCCATTGCACCGCATTCGCGGATTTAAGCTGCAGCCCTACGGCTGACAGCGCCTTGTCGATCAGGCTCATGAGGAGGCTCCAAGTGCTGCAAAGAAGCTGCCGCGTCGTTCCGCGGCGCTTGTATCTTCAGCCACCTGACACAAAGGCCAGATGGCATTCATGGTGGCGATCATTCCGTCGATGGAATCCTCAGGCACCTGTTTGGTCGGGTAGATATAGTCACCGCCCTGCACCTGTTTCTGCAGGGTGTTACCGGCCATCCAGGTCAGAACCTCATTGCCGTCATTGACCACCCGGTGATCTTCAACGCTGGCAATCAGCTTGTTAAAGGGCTCATTCAGGTTCGCCGCCCGCGATCGCAACTCAACAGCTGTGATCCCGGCGTTTTCCCAATTGGCGGCCATCTGCGCCGCAAAGGCTGCATCATAAACCACCATCTCAACATCAAGCGCCGGCACATCAGACCAGCCCCAGGTATCATCACCCAGACCGGCAAGCTGCAGAACAAGCGCCTCAACGATATTGAGATCCAGCTCTGCCCCCGGCGTGGTGTAGATTAAGCCCTTTTTCTTCCAGCCCCAGAGGTGCTCATTGCCCGGTGCATCCACGATTTTTTCCGGCAGAAAATGCCAACTGAACAAGCGGTACATCTTGCCGTCCGGTATCAGCGCCACAACGCTGGCCGGGTCTTTGCGGGTCGCCAGATCCACACCGATGTAGGCCTTGTGCCCTCGATACTGCGCCAGTGTCATGCTGGCATCTTCGCTGGCTCGCCAGGCTTCCATATCGATGGCAGCGGCGCCAACGCTGGTCCAGATATCCAGATGCTTGCGCAGAAATTCCCCAAGCGCCGCCGGGCTAGCCTCCGCCTTTTCCCATTCGTCCTGCATGTAATCCAGCGACTTGGCCTCATGCAGGCTTGGGTTTGCCTTAGCCCATGTCTCTGGATTTCCAGGCTCGTCGCCCTCATCGGCCTCAAAGATCAGGCCGAAATAACGCTCATTCTTGCGATCGCCCTCCAGGAGGCTCTGCAAGTATTTGCGCTGCTCAAAGCAAATGCCGCCGGTATTATAACCGGCTGTTGTGATTGCAATCAGCAAGGGTTGCTCACGCGCCCCCAGGGCCGAGGCCATCGAGTCCCACACATCACGTTTGTCATGCTCATGCAGCTCATCGACAATGGCGCAATGCGGGTTCTTCCCATCCTTCGATTTGGTCTGACTGGCGATCGGCTGAAACACTGCAGCCGGATCCAGGGTTTTGATCTTATGCTCTTCAACCGTCAGGCCCAGCACCTCATCAAGGCCCATGCCTTCGGCCTCACCAGACAGCGCCATCACACGCGCTGCGTCAAAGACGATCCGCGCCTGATGGGTCGAAGCCGCCGCTGAATAGACCTTGGCTCCCGGCTCACCATCAGGAACCAGGAAGTAAAGCCCAACACCAGCCAGCAGCGTAGATTTGCCATTCTTGCGCGGCACCTCAACATAGGCCGTCCGGAACCGGCGCAGCCCTGTCACCATATGACGCCAGCCACCAATCTGCCCGATCATGAAGGCCTGCCAAGGCAACAACTTCAGAGTTTCGCCACGCGCGGCCCAAGCGCCTTCGATATGAGGAAGAGCCTCCAGGAAAGCGCACATGTGTTCCGCCGCCTCGGCATCAAACACATAAGGAAAGGCATCCGTCCCAGCCCTCTTTAGATCCCCTTTGAACCTCTTGCAGGCCTGCTGGATCCGCTTGCAGCTCGGCACTTTGCCCGCCAGAACATCTTCGCCCCACTGCAAACCGCGCTGAGTGACCGGCGTTGAAATACCACAATCCAACATCAGGAACGCGCTCCCTTTCGGGTCATGGGTCGGAACGGCGTGACAACCTTGCCGCCTTGCCCCTCGCCCTCAGGCGCCGGATCCCCAAGCAAACCCATGAAAGAGGTTTGTGTTGACGCCCCCTGCTTGGCCCGAACATAGGGCGTTCCCAGCAGCTCACGCTCCAGAACTGCAATCCGGTTTTCATGGGCCGCGCGCTGCTGCGCCAGACCCGACATAAAGTTGCCCTCTGTCCCGGTGAACCCCTCGTCAACAATCAAGACAGAGAGACGATCGAAGGCGGCGCGGTGAACCGCGTAGCGAACCACCTGGCCAAAGACCGGCTCATCAATCAGCCCATCCCGTTTCAGATAGCGCAGCAGGCTTTCACCATGCGACCGCTCAACCTCATCAAAATGAGGGGGCCAGCCTCCGAGAAGATTGACCAGTTTCTGAATGTCAGTGCCAGTGTGGTGCATACCCCCCCCCATAAATTTGCGCGCGAATAAATCCGATTATTCCCGCCGGTTTCAGCCTCGAAGGGTCCAGACTTTCAAAGCCCCCCCTTGACCTGTTCACGCCTCTCGGCCCGTTGTTTCTTGATGTCGTGACAGCTTTTGCAAAGCGACTGCAGCGCGCCAAACCAGAACAACCCGTGGTCGTCCCGATGTGGCACCACGTGATCTGCGATCGTGGCCAGTTGTTTTGAGTGTTCCGGACAGAGCCGACACAGCGGCTCTGCATTCAGTTGTTGCAAGCGCCTGCCCGTTTTGCCGCGCCAGCCCTTGCTGTTGTACCACTTGCGGCTGGGACGGTCCGAGCGCCGCTTGGCTTCAGTTGGCTTGTCGCGGTCCTGCTTTTCCGATCGGGCATGCGCATCGCAATAGCCCGTTCCAACCTCAACCAGTCGGAAACAGCCTGGATGCGCGCAGGGTTTCTTTGGCATCCCGCGCCCTCTCGTCAATGTCAGATGAAACAACGCAAAAACGCCCGCCGGTTTCCCGTGGGCGCTTTTGTAGATGATGCACTATTCATGCTCTGCGGGTGGGTTAAGTGTCAACACCCTTTTTCATTTTGGCCAAATCATATCCCTGCATTCGATCAAGAGCCGAACAGAGAGACAGCCGTAAAGCCTTTGATGCGCCACCATCTTTTGACCATCCATGCGAATGAAGAACCTGAAGAATTGACATGTCACCGAGGCAAACCATATCCACCAACCGACGAACATAGATGGCCCGGCGCTTCACCCCACCATTCTTTGATGGCCGGATGCGTCTAACCTCCTTTGCCAGCCCATCGCCAATGCGGCGATGCAAAGCCCGCAATCTCTGGAAGTCCCGAATGATCGCAGCCTCTCGATCACCACCACCGGCACCGCCGGAATGAACAGCCTCAAGAGACGAACATTTGACGCCCGACGCTGTGACCCGCTCGACCAGCGCCGCATAGTCGCGCGCCGCGCTGATCTGCCCCGGCGTGAACAATGCGCTATAGGCCTGCGGATTCTTTCCAGCCGAGGCCCGCCTGACCTCTGCCGCCCGATGCGCCTTTAGTGAAGCCCGCTCCATCGCATCGAACGCATCTGCAACCCGTGCCGCATCCCGGCCCGCCTCGCCAGTCTTGACCGAGACAAAGCCGCCACATTCGGTCTGGCGCATCTCGCGCGGCGTGAAGCGCATCATTGGCCCTCGGCCTGGGGCCATCGGAATGGCAGGCCCACACTCAGCCGGAACACGACCGCGCGCCTTAATCTTGGCAATCCGCGATACCTCATCTTGCAACCGGGCCACCCCTGCCGAGGTTACAATCACCACCTGTTCGCTCATTTATTCACCTCAATTTGCCGCATGATCAGCGCGCATTTTTCAGCCGCCGCCGCTCGTTTTTTCTGCATGTCCAGGTCAACAGGGTTTGGAACACGGCCTTGCCCTTGCACCTCTTCGATCAACTCCAACCGGCGGCGCGCTTCCTTTGCCCTCTCTTTGATCGCAACAAGGGGAATTCCCTTGGGCCAAATACGTTCTTTGCGCACATAGGAGCGCAGCTCGGGCGCCCAATCCTCCGCCATAGCCTGGCTTCCCAAAGGCCCGGAGAAGACAGCAATCAACAGGGGAGAAGCGCTATCCTCTGGCGGCTGAATATCCGCAGCCCAAGCAAGAATTTTTGAGGCACTGGGAAACAGTGAGCGATCTTTCCCACCGGCCAATCTTGAGGCCTGCTCTGCCAAGGCATCCAGGTTGATAGCCGTCATGTAGGACAGGCGACCACATAGCTCATCAATCGTTGCATCAAACTGCGCCACGGTCACGCCAGAGGCGCGCCGCAACCCCAAACGGGTCAAGGGCTGCACCAGATGGTCCCGCACCCGTTGCTTTGCCTCTTTCAAATCCGATGCCATCGCCTCTTTCCTTTTCTCAGCAATTCCAGGCTATCCACACACACCAGCCTTTCGGTTTTCGGCCAGTAAGGTGTTTTGTATTTTTCTGTTTTTTTTTGTTCTGTCCTGTAGGGCAATTTCACCTGCAGGCCGAAATCTTACTGAAATCTAAGTGAAATCATTTCACTTCATTTCAGTTGTATTTCAGTTGAATTTCACCGATCCCGCGCCGCACTAATGGGCGTTACCTCGCCCGTGTAACCAAGCACCTCCGCCATGGCCGCGCGCACATTGTCGGGGGTGATGTATAGCTCCGAATGCTCGAAGTGTTCAGCTAGGGCCGTGATGGCGCGATCGTCTTTGATGATGTACTCCTGGACGCCCATGTCCCGCATTTTGGTGCGGATCTTGTGCTTCTTGAGCGCCAACCGGCCAGCTTCACGGGCAGCATCACGCCCCCGCTTTCGCTTGTTCATGTCCGTCACGATCGCTTCAATTATGCCCGGATGACCTAAGCGGGTTTCATATTCGCCGGTGCGGGCATCCTCCACCAGAACTGGAACCCAACCGTGCAGAACGTTCTCCTTGGCTTCCTGCCAGTCTTCGATCGAACGGAACCGGGCTAGGTCAGCTAAATCAATGTCATCCCCTGGCAACGTCCCAGCAGGATCCTGGCGCATGGACTCGGTCCACAGGATCACGGCGGTGCCAACATCCTCGCGCCTGCCCAGCATCACGCAGCGGCTAAGGAATCGAGATCCCAAGAACCGGTGAGTGAAAAAGGGGAACCAGTCATGCGAAGACAGGGTATCGCCTCGCCGCAACGGCCAGACATCCGCAGGTACATTCTGGCCTTCAATCAGATCCGACATTGGCCCACCTCCCTTTTTCTAACAGAGACAAACGGCTTGCCCCAGATATGCTCGCGCCGGACATAGGATTGCCCCAAGGCCAGCTCGACCCGGCGTTCAATTTCGACAAATTCTGCTGCGCACTGCCGATCAGCCTTGCGCCGATCAGCCACAGCGCGCAGCGCATGCATGACCGTGGTGTGATCCCGCCCGCCAAAGCGCCGGCCAATTTCTGGCAGGCTGCAGTTGGCCTTTTGGCGGATCAGCGCCATGGCGATCTGGCGTGGCCAGGCCAGCCGCCGCGCACGGCTGGGCCCAATCATTTCGCCAGCGCGCAGATGGTAATAGCCGCGCACAACGCCCAGAATAACCGCCACCGGGTCCGATGCTAGCCTGTGCCTGATGGCGTTGCTTGGATTGACTTTCATCAGTCGCACCTTTCCCAAAACAGTGACACAGGCCCAAATTCGAAATGCCAACCGCCCCGCAACCAGACACCCGTTAACGGATGGAACCGGCAGTGAGATCGATGCAGACTGATCCGCCACTCTCGTATGACGATCCAATTGAATAGGATTTCAGGGATCACGCGCAGCCCTCCAACAGATAGACAGGTTTTACCGCCGCCAAGGCCAGGCAAACCGCCTGCCAGACATCCGGCGCATCACGCCAACCAACCGCTGGGGGAACGATGACGCAGCCCGAGGCCCGCACCGCAGGCGCTGGCGCGGCAATGTCCTGCCCGGCCCAACCCGCCATGAAAGCAGGCGAAATCGCCATGACCTGCGCCTGGGCAAGATCCTGCAGCCATGCGCCGGCATAATCAGCACCCAGCACCGGCCCGCCCTCAGAATATCGATAAGGCGTGGCAAGGCAGGCAAGCTGACCGGTTTGGCGCGCAGCGATCTCGGCCAGTGTCAGACCTTCATACAAGATTGGCTGGCCCTGCCAGTGCCACCGCAACCAGGTCCAATCCGGCTGCGGTGGGAATTGGCAGCGCCGGGCTGTGAGCGGCGCGATCACTGCGGCACCGCCAATAGCCGCAATCCACAGAATCGACCCAAATTTCCCACGACAACGCCAAGGTTATCCACGGGATTTCCAGATGTCCAAATCTGCCAGAAATGTGATTGAATAGGTGTGCCGGGGCGGCAATTCGCAGTCGCCACCCCAGCTAAGGAAACCGCGCCCTTACACACAGCGCGGAACCATAGGATCGCGGGCAAAATACCACTCACGCCCAATGCGATCCGGCCAACCATGTCTGCAAAGGAGACAAACTCATGGCCGACCTGTTTGGGGAAGAACCCCCTACGAAACGACACCACATTACTGGTGTCGAATTGAACGTAATCGCCAAAAGGCGACCAAAACTCTCGTTCAAAGACGCTATAACAGCGCATGTCATGCGCATTCAAGGCGTCGAAACTACGCATATCGCTCACGAGATGGGAACCAACCCGGCACGCGTAGTCGAAGTACTTAAGGGTGAAGTTCACCCCAATGCCAAAACAGAAGCATACAGACTTTTGACGGCAGCCTAACAAGGGCAAGGCCAACAGGGAGAAGACAACCTGTTGGGCGGCAAATCGTTTTGCCGTCCGGCGACCGCAAACTGAAAAAACGGGGCGCGCGGCGCGATCGGCACCAACACGCCCCAAGTTCAACAGGGAGGTTTTGGGGGCCACTTGCAGGCGCGCCTGCCCCCGGTCAGCAAAGGCGACGGATGGCGATCCGCGTCCTGCAGTGTTTTCGCAGACAGCCGAGGCTTGTTTACCGCCCCGATTGCCTGCACCTTTCGTCACACGCCAATGATTTTCGAAAGGGATTCTTAATTGGACCTGCAACACGCGACCTTCCTCGCCGCCGCAATCTCCGCTTTTGCCGCCTGCCTTGCCGCCTATAGCAGCTTCAAACAAACCCGCCTCCTCAACCAACAAGCACAACGCCCGGAGCCAATTTTTGAAGTAGTGAGAATGGGCGAAGATATCAGCAGATCTGACAATTGGCGCCCGGTCCGCATTCGCGTGACCAATCCCAGCAACGTCGTGCTTGAAGTGAAATCCGCCACCGCCAGCTCTTGGAAAGCAAGACTGCGCCCCTCCAAACCATCCTCTCCACCGCAAGGCGAAAGAACGCTCAATTTCGATAGGCCTCGCCCGGTCAGACCAGGGGCGACCGACGCCTTTTTCAACTTCAATCTTCAGGGAAGAAAGCGGAGAAGCGTTCGAATTCGGTTCGACTATTTTTACAGGGACCGGATCAGTGAAATCAAAAGCCATACAATCGAAATCTGAGCGAAGGCCAGGGCGAACTGCGCCAATGCAATAGTTAGCATCACCACTTCGGCGGACAAAACGAACTCGATCATCAGACCTATTATCTCCTATTTCAAACGCCCCCCAAAAAACGGGTCGCGTGGCGCGATCGGCGCCAACACGCCCCAAGTTCAACAGGGAGGTTTTAGGGGCCACTTGCAGGCGCGCCTGCCCCCGGTCAGCGAAGGCGACGGATGGCGATCCGCGTCCTGCAGTGTTTTCGCAGACAACCGGGGCTTGTTTAGCACCCCGATTGCCTGCACCTTTCGGTTGTGTCTCGAATCTGGTGGAAATTCTCTGGCGGCGTTCTCCGAGCATGTGGATTTGGGCCTGATCAGGCCGCGAGGTCAAGTCTGATCGGGGCGATGGGCTGAGCCAAGGTTTCCCAGC